ATTGCCTGCGTTTCGTATCAATACATAAATATTAAAGAATGATAATCACACTGGCATTGACATAATATGACGGCATACAAATAAGGAAGCTAGCATATTCGCGTTACAGCGTGGAAATACAGACAATTACCGCAAGCTGATTTAGAACTGCTGGATAGTTCGAGTTCATTTGCGGTAATTTTTTGCCCCAAATATGCCCCATGCACAAAATCCTCTCATCCTCACGTCACAATTTCGGCACAGCTCGTCACAGTGATTCACCCTCCGTGCTATACTCCTGCCATTCATTCCCCACAGAAAACCATCATGCACAATCTCGCAGAACTACCAAAAGAAGATAAAGACAAAGTGAATGTCGATTTAGCCGCTTCCGGCGTCGCATATAAAGAAAGACTCGGCAAGCCAGTTATCGATGTTGAAGTCGAGCGACAGCAACCCGAACACTTGCGCGAGTATTTTCGTGAGCGTTTAGTTCATTACAGAGAATTGAGCAAGCGATTTCCGCAGGGGTATGAGTACAACAAAGAGAGTTAAGGTTTTTGTGGCCAATCAATATCAGGTGCTAGTGAAGTGTCAATATCAGCAATTTTGATGCTGTATATTTCCCATTCAGTCAGTAAATCTTTCTCACCGTCTTCTGCCATGCCTAAGCGTACTTTACGCTCTAACATAGTAATGTTTTTTTCAGCTTCGCCAGCGAATATTTGCTTTTGTTGCTCTGCATATGCGATTAAACTTTCCCTAGTTGGCGGAGGTGCATCAACCCACGCCGGATGTCCTTTTTTATTACTTCCTCGAATTTTCCCCGCAGGTGGCTCTCCAGAAAATTCGACAAATGCTGCATGGTCAATAGGGGTGGCATCTTCAGGAATTGAACCCTCATCCATGTAATTTTGCATTAATTCAGCCAGGTAAAATGAAGCTGTCGTTGCACTGAATAGATATTCTTGTTTCATCATTGTATTTCCTAGTATCCACGGGCTATCCAAAATGCGTCAAGTGTTACACCTCCGCTTTTGTAAATTGTGAACCCCGATGTAGATGGGTTGCTTGAAAAAACTGACTCATGAGCAGTCGTTGCAGATGGTGTCGTGCGAATAAGTGTTGCTGATACGTTTACACATTTTGATGTGAATTGGATCGGGAACTGAACGGTAATACCATCCCCCGCTGATAAGTTACTAACTCTCCCCCACTGCGTGATTAACCCCGTGTTGTTATCAACTTCGTAGCCATTATCACCTTTTGATAATGTATTAACGTGAGCGATTACCCCTGGTTTATCTTGAAACTCATGAGATTTAAATCCATTTCCGGCGTTGGTACTAATCATCGGTCTGGTCTGGTATGGAGAAATTCGAATCGTTGAACTACTTCCAACCACTTCAATATATTCAGATCTTACACTCACATTCCCTGTGATTACCCCGCCTGTTTTATTAAACTTTAATTCAAGCCCGTCACTCAATGCTTGGCTTGTTGCATAGTTGCCCACTGGTTGTTTTTCACCTAACATTTTGGTTAGCGCAGATTGGCTAACAACTAGTTCGGTGGACTGTCCTGTTGATTGAGATATATTAGAGCTATTAAGTAGAACTCCTGCGGTTTTTGGAAGTTCATTTGATACCCAGCCGCCGCCATCTATGCTGGTACTAATCATCGGTCTGGTCTGGTATGGAGAAATTCGAATCGTTGAATTACTTCCAACCACTTCAATATATTCAGATCTTACACTCACATTCCCTGTGATTGCACCGCCTGTTTTATCAAACTTTAATGCAAGCCCATTATTGAGTGCTGTATTCGTCGCATAGTCACCCGCTGGCTGATAATTTCCTTTTGGTTGTAACTTACCAACTTCATTGGTCAATAAGCCAAGGCTGGGAACCTTGCTTTGATCGTTACCTAGCATTCCAGAGATGTTCTCTTTATCGAATTTCTTTAATAAAGCCAAATCAACTTCGGTTTTAATTGCGTACTTAGCGCCAACCAACTCCCACGATGCTGAGATATTGGATGTTGTATTGAAGTTAACTTTGTTGTTATCGATTAAGCTTTGATACTCTTTCTTTTCATCATCGGACTGAAGTATTGCCCCCTTCGGATATCCACCAATTGACTCGGCGTATTCAGGAGAAAATTTAAAACGTCCACCTTGAGATTGATAAACAATATTCTCTGAAATCTGGTTGAGAATTCCGTTAAAGTCCTGCCCTTTTGGTGGCAAACCACCTGCTGCGACAGGTAGCATTGTGATTTGCCCGAAACCCTGATCCCACGTTGCTTGGTTGGAATCCATGCTAGTTTCATAGTTTTCAGGGATGACGTTTTTCTGCCCGTTCTTAGCGAAAGGCTTTACTATTAATTTTGGATTTTTCATTTCGTACCTATTTTATGAAAGGCGCTTGATTGAAAGGTTGGAATCCAGTTTTATAAAAACCGAAATATTCACTCACTGGCAGCTCTGTGATACTCACTTCAACGCCGCAAGGTTTTGGTAAGATGTTGTGGTTAAAGATTAAATTCTTTTCAAACTCGGATAGACGATACTCGAACACATACCTCGCTTTCATATGCCCCGTAATCAGGTAATACGCTTTTCCTCTTGTGAATGAATCCTTCAGAAATGCGTTAATATTGGGTGCAGTGGCGTAGATGATGTTTGCGTAAGCTTTCATGATAATGACTTCTCTAAACGATTCATCAGACATCATGTAAGCGCTTTCGCTACTATCGCCGTTATAAAATGGTGCTTGGTTAAATGGTAGATATTTTTCCGTACCATCAAAGCCGAAGTAATCTTCGTCTGGATCTGGAATAGAAATTCCCCTATCAATTCCAACTATCCTCCCCCAAATATCCAGCCCGAACCCCTGCGCTGTATGAACATTAAAAACAAGGGAATAGAAGTCATCTATATTATTCGATGGGTCTATTGATTCGTTTGCTGATTTAAGAATGGAAGTGATAATTGGGGAGTTTGCATATTGACTCATTAAGGTTGGGTTAATGCTATCCATCACGTCATCCTTATGTCATCGGGAGATAAGATTGGAAACTCATCTATCCCAAAATCAATATAATTCCCTAAAGCGCCTCCCTTTCTTCCTATTTGAATAGATATCAATCTGTTTCTAGTTGACTGAGCAACAGAGCAAATGTAATCACTCGCAATTAGCCGCTTAGCTATTCGCCCCTTACCTATTCCAGTGTTGAATTCATTAATGATTGCGTTTTTAATTGCCTCTTTATCCTGTAATGTCAGCAAATCTTTATTCTCAAATTTCACATTAAACTCAACGGGGATATGTGTTGGTCGAATGAATTTAACGCTGTAGGTCGGAGGCATATACGGAAAGTTAGTTGTGTCTTCATAAGCCACTGTGGTATTACCAACAAATGCGCACCCGGTACCAGCTTTAGTTAAAATCTGTTTGGCAATCTCATTATCATCACCGCCTACAACTGATACCGCGATTGAGTTTCTAATCAGTGAATAGTTAGTTTTACCTACCGCAATGGTGACATCACTAGGGTTATCAATCACATAGCAGTCAATGACATCGTTGATATTGGAAACAGCTCCGTATGTAGCGTCGTTTGTGTTCTTAGCATTTTGAGAAACAGATAATGACCTTCTAAGCTCAAACTCTTGTCGTGTTTCCGTATTTCTCCCAGCTATCGCGGCCTTGACGTTTGTTACGCTATCAATGCCGCCAACATTTCTAACAATGCGATTAATTGTGTTTGGCTGAGCGTAAATCATACCCTCAACATCACAGGTTGCTTCGACGACAGCTAGCCCATTACTCATAATGAAAACATCCCTCGATGTTGACCATGTATTGCCATTGTCATCTTGGACTTTGAAGCCTGCTGGAACCGACACGCCAGATAGACCGTTAAAAGTTAACTCGGCTACTGACTTCGTTGCTTTCTTTCTCTGCAAAAAGTAGATATAGCCAATGGCATTTTGCATTTGACCATCGGCATATCTCGGGTCGAACTGATTAAATAACTCAACCAGCTGATTTCTTTCATCCGTAATAATAGCCGCAAGCGTTGTAACTAGTTGCCCCTGCGGCGTGTCCATATCTTCGTTTAGACCTTCACCAAAGGTATCTCTCATCATCGACCACAGCCCGCTTATCACCTCTTGTGTCGTAGGTGTGATAATGCCATTTGGCGTTATTTCTAGCTTGGGGATCATAATTCTATCGCTCCTTCTCTGCCTTGCCTGTCAGTGAAAATCAACCTCCCTCTGACCACCCTATCATTCGCAGTGCTTAACTCAGCTTTAGCCGACACCACACCATCAACTGACATTGCCGCATCTTCTAAATGCTGGCGATACAGAGATAATGAATACCTATTTTTACCCAGTATTTTCTCTAAGTAAGGAATACCTTCATTTTGTGCGTAATACATATCATGCATGAATACCTTGCATTTATTTGCAACTGACTGAGCGATAGCATACTGATCGGAAGCCATAGCAATATTACCCGATACGTCTAGGGTTAAGTCCCACGTATCAGGCAATAGAAACAGTGTTTTCATTGGTTATACCTGCTGATTTGGCTTATCTGTATTGGCGTACTCGGCATTAGCTTTGTGCGTGTGGCCGTTATAAGTAGTGCGCATACTCGCCATGGTTTGAGTATTTCCGCTGCCCGTGTTGTCGGTGATATCTCCCTTCGATTTAATCGTCGAAGTGGCTTCTACTGGGGCATCAAAGATTATTTTTGTGCCCTTGGCTTTAATCACCCCTGTCGCAACAATATCAATTCCGCTTTCGAGGAAGCGAATGTATTGGGATGGAGTTCCGTTGAGTATGCCTCCGATGTATAAACTATCTGCAATATCATATTGTCGCTTGGTCGATGGCGGTGCGCCCTTCTTGGTGCGCTTTATCTGTGAGATATCTCGTGACGCAACTAGGCAAATCCCAATATCACCAACTTTTGGGTCAAGGATTACAGCGTTGTCGCCGCCCTGATAGCGAAAATATGGAACATTGTAGATAGTGGCACTATCGAAGATATTCCCGCCGCCATCCACTTGAAGAACCATTGGTTTGACATCAATAAACCCGACCGGATTTACCCCGCCACCTTTAACCTTCACAACCCGGCAAATTGTTACAGTACCAATTTTTCCAATCAGGCTGTTAATGATGAACTCTTGCGTTCTGGCACCGCCCGCCAAGTCTTCAGGGTTATACGGTAATACCGTTTCATTTTGCGACATGTACGTTTTTGTCCTTCAGGTTTGAGCCGACGATTTCCATGAACCAGCGACCAGAATCCATTTCAGTCTCTAATTGCGCTCGCATTCCATAGACTCGCCAATCCCCGTTACACATTTCAATCTCACTTCCTTTCACGCGAACTAGCGCACCAAACTGGATAGACGGGTCGTACAGACACCGGAATGTTGCACCGATATTTGTGATAATTGGATAGCCGATGAGTCCTGTATCAGGGGATATGACAGCAATCTTGATTTTTCTTACTGCCCCCTTCGGGGTTATTGCCACGCTGTTATTACCAAGGTAGAGGTCTAGGTCAGTGTTAGCGCATAGCCATCTGATTTTGTCTAAGTCGGAACCAGTCAGGTAAGCATTATCAACAACTGCACTAACACCGTTTGACTCAAACGAAAAGCCGATGCGCTGGCATATCCCCGCAATGATTTCAGAGACTGAGTGAATACCCTCATAACTCTCTGCCGCTGTCGCTAACTTGCTTTCAAAAACAGCCGACATTGCCTCAATAACAATCGATACGTTAGGGGCTTCTGAGTATTCTGGTAATGCCATGAATATCCCGCCGCTGAACACTTGAGCAAAATCACCGTTGCCCTCAGCGGCTTCAATAGTGATTAATGTTCTAAGCGCCTTCACGTTCTGCCACTTTGCAGTGATGAGTTTATTCATCGTCTCTTGAGGTAGACCATAAACTCTTATTCGTGCGTATGGAGCCGGAGAGCCATAGCCAAACGTCACATCAGCGCTAATACGCAAACCGACGGCTGATAGCTTATTTTGGTTATCAGAAGTAAATACTTCGTCTTTACCATTCAATTTCAGCGTTAGTCTGATCCTCTTTCGATTAAATGCCATCAGCCCACACCAACTTATATCTAGCGCCCAATCCAGTGTAAATCGGGTCTGTATTACCTTGTTGGTCTGCAAATATTAACCACTGACAGATGTACGTCATGTTTCGACATATCCGATTGCAAACCACGTATTCGTTATTCTTCTTCACTGTCGCGTACAGGTTATTCCTACGAGAATTTAGCTCTATCTCGTATTCATCAGTATCAAGCGTGAAGGTTAGAATTTGATTGGGAATTGGAGAGGTTGGAATTATCGTCATCATTGGAGGCTAACTCCTTGCTCTACTATCATCTCAGCTTGTTGCTGTATCTGAGTTAGGTCGCCGCCAAGATTAGAGACTGCTTTATAAAGTACCGATGCCACTTCTTTTGTTTTCAGTAATGCTGATTTGGTGGGGTCATCAATAATCTTCATTAATTCATCAAGCGTCTCACCAGAAAACATGGATGACACTTGCTGCGTTTTGTCTCCAGTGTCCTTGATTCGCGCATCATCAGGATTAGTCACTTCTTCTTCGTCGTACTTAACGATTACTTCGCGAATTTCCTCCAGATGTACGTTCACCTTAATCAGCGTTGCGCCATCTCGAGCCTCCCGAGCAAAATCAAAACCGACGATATTTGCGCCCTTATAAACATACTCCGGCGTGATGATGTAAAACTTGAGCGTGCTCTTGGCGAGTATTTCCAATTGCGCTAAAAACGCCCCGCGCTCTAATGTTCCACCGCTGCTCTTGCTTAATTGAACGGTAGCTTTGTATGGGTCGGCTACTTTGTTATAGCTCGTGAAAGAACCCTTCTCAATCGGTGCGTTCACTACGCGACTCTGATTCTGGTACTGAAGAGATATCACGTTGTCAGCTAATAGCAATGGAACGCCGAACTCGTTGAATATTCCCCAGTAGTTACCGAATAGAGTATTGATTAACGCACCGCCTCCTAAGCTAATTCCGGCGTTAATGGCAGCGTCAGGAATATTCTTCCAGTTTGGTATATCTGGCATTCCGAACATGATTTTTCTCCAACGTGAAAAACCTCAGTTAAGAGGCGTGGCGTGATTATTTGAAGTCTATTTAATGGCGTCTATGCAGAGTTCAGGCAATAAAAACCCCGCAGAAGGCAGTATTACCTTCTGAAAACAAAAAGTTAATTATTTTTCTTTATGTTCAAGAGTTGAATCCCAAGGAAACCTATAAGTAAAAAAGTTATCATTGCGAAAGTTAATGAGTATGATGCAACCTTAATACTTTGTATGTTAGACAAGCAAAGCAGGGACAGGCACATTGTAACCCCAAGCTCAAGAAAAGTTATCATATAAATAAAATAAGTTGTGTGTAGATAACCACCTTTTTTAAAGTTATCTAATCTCGGCCCATCCAATCCAAAAATCACAACAACCATAGCTATAAGTAATGCCATCATTGCTGTTGAGTAGGTAACCAGAGACGAGCCTAGGTTACCTAAGTTGTCTTTAAAGGTAACCGTATGGAAAAGGTATTTTTTTGACAGGTAAAGCGCACCAAATCCCACTCCATTGCAGAGTGCGACCACAGTGAGACCTGTAATTAAATCCTTTATTTTCATATAGTTATCTCTTAATAACCCAAGTTTCTTAGAGTTGAGTTGTTAGTGTAGTTGTTTTCCATCTGTATGTTTATGGCTGTTGTGCTACTTATATTTACAAAGTCACAAACGGTATTGGACATGATTACATTCAGATCAGTAGCCACATCCCCGATATGTTCCTTAGCGGACACTGCAACCGATGTTACTTCCTGAGGCATTGCGTTCATCACTCCTGAGAATGTGTCTTTAATGTCTTTTGTTCTTTTTGGTATTATCTTTATCTCAAAAGAATCAACATCATCGTATGAAACGTTACCCGCAAATAATGTTCCTAGGCGATCAATCAGATTCTGAGACTTATCTAACTTCATTGTTATTCTACCAACGTGAGCATAGTTAAGTACTTCTTGTTCTGTTACCTGATTCGCTATCGGTTCAAAATTTATATTGTGATTATTGTTTCTTGCTAACATTACCAAGTCATAAATTTCAGCTAGCTTACCTATTCTCGGTGAGTACAAAGTATTGCTAAAACCAATTAAATTGCTCTTAATAATGAAGAATGAAGCGAAGGCTATCTTTTCATTTGCGGTTAATATCTGAGATAAATCCACACATATATTATTACTAAGATCCAGCTTTCTAAATACATCTCTACTGTTAGTCTTTATGAATGTATATACATCACCAGCAACAGGCTGAATGACATAGTACTCTCCAGCCATATTTGCTGTGTTATTTCCACTTGATATCATTGAATCTATTGTGTCTTTTAGGCTTTCTGATGGCACGTAACCATCAACAGGAAGATATCTGTAAGTAAAATAATTTGTTTTCATCCCTAATATCCACGTAATTTTTTACGTAATTTTAGGACATAAATTAAATTTATACATCTGTGAATAAAAACACTGGTTTTATGATCACAAATCACACCAAACATAACTGTGTTTATATACAGTATAATGTAAGCGCTTTAGTTGTAAAGATCATTTTTACTCACCAAACCACTGTATACATACACAAAAACTTGGTGCTCACCCAACAAAAAAGCCCCTCGGGGCTTACTGGTTACTGCGCTTTATCGTATTTGCAATCGGCTAGCCTGATGCTAACTTCATTGCCTTTTTCTTTACTTTGAACTAACGCATTCCATCCGTGGCTTTCAGATACCAAATAAGCAAAAATTCCAGATTTAGATTCTGATAAATAAGTAGTCATTTCAGAGCCTTTCTTTACCAATGGCATTCTAGGAGTGGATATCTTAACGCCTGTGTCTAAATCTATGTAAATTAAAACGCTGTTATCCGACATGTCAGGGGTTACTTCAGCTTTAGCTGTTCCCACCCTAATATCGTTATATTTAGTGGAGTCTGATACGTCATTCGGTAAGGAATAAACACCGCAAGTGTACTCACCCGCCAGTGCCAACACATTGTAATTATTATCGCGATAAAGTCCGCGGTCGTTATTATTTTCCGCCGAAATACAGTAAGATGAAAAGATAATAGGTATGGCACAAAGATATTTAAACATCATCTAACCTCAAAATATAATTTAAATTATTGTGCCATTACCTTAATGCAAACTAAAGCAAATGTTAACTTAGGGATGGCACTAACTGATACACCCTATTAACTATTGAATCAGTCGCATCCTCAGCAACTCCAGATATAGTGCTTGATGTTGTATTAACGGTTATCCCGCCAACATTAACATCAGTTCGATTGTTTACTGTCTTAGGCTGAGAGTTTAGTTTATTGGTTTGATTTAAAAAATCACTAGCATGGCTGCTAACTCCGCCAATTAAAGGCTTGGATAGTGACGAGAAAAAGTCTTTTGTACTGCTCAACCCTTCATATTGGCTCGTGCTGTACTCCTTGCCAGCCTTCCACCCTTCCACTTTTTTAAATGCTTCAAGGATTACTTCTTGCTCTTTATCGGAGTAATCGCCCATTTTTTTATCTGAACCAACAGCGCCACGTACAGCATTGTAATATTGAACAGGTTTATTTTCTCCTTTAGGAGCGTAACGTTTAATGGCATCAAATAAGGTTAGATTTTTATATGAGCTGCTATTAAATAATAAGTTTCTCTTTGCATTCCTGCCTGTTTCAGCGTTAGGAAATATAGCAAACCTACCATCTGTTCCTATAGCTCCATGTCTTTTTGCATAGTTACCATATTCAATGTTCCCCTCATTATGATTGCGCCATGCTCTAGAGCCACCCTCACGAACCACTTCACCTTTCGAAGTTTTGAATACCCTCTTATCCCAGCGAGGAACATCAACATCACTAGCTGAATAGCTACCTGCCCCAAATAAGTTACCAAATACTTTCTCAGCTCTTCCGCTAAAAATTTCACTAGCAATATCCGCACCAGGAATAATACCTTTTGATGCTTCAAGACCTGCGTTTACCTTATCCTTTACAGACGCATTCGGATCATTCAGGACAATAGCAGCCTTAGCGATATTCCCAGTTTTCTCGCCGACAGTATCGAGTAGCTCATCAAGCTTATCGAAACCGTCGCTAATCTCTTTAATCAGCAAGCCAAAGGCAGTAACCGCACCCGCAACGAGCAAGCCCGGCAAACCGAAGAGACGGATGAATCCAGCACTAACTTTTGTTAATGTACCGAGAATTCCAATCGCCCATTTACCGCCGAACCACAAAGCAAAACCGCCCAGTGCTACTTTCCAAGTTTCAAGATTACCTTCTTGGTCAGTGAACCACTTACCTACTGTGGTTTCCTTGAACCAGTCTTTAAACTCATCAAGCTTTTCAAGTATCGGCGTAATCGTGCTATCCCACTTTTTCCAATACTCACCGAGTAATGATTCTCCGCCTTCCTTCCACTTTTTGAAGTCGTCATACAGCATCCATAAACTGGCACCGAGCAACAACAGAAGAGCAGGCAGTAAACCAATCGCACCAAACAGCCCCAAGAATGCCGTAGCCGCTTTTAGTACAATCGGTATTAGCGTGACACCGATTACCGTTCCAAGCGCCTTGAAGATGAATATAGCGGTATCTCTGTTCTTGTTCAGATAACCAAGGAAGCCCGTCACCGTAGCGGATAGCTTTAATGCATAAGGGATGAGGTAGTTACCGAGTAACGTTTTCAGCCCATCCCATTGCATCCCGACCAGCGCATTTTGTTGCTGTAACTGGCGGCTTATTTCTAACTCTTGCTCAGACGAAACAACGATATCTTTTTGTAGTGCAAGTTGCCGCTCCATTTCTTGGCGACCTTGCAATAACATATTTATCGTGCCTTCATCAAAGCCCATATTCTTAGCGAAGTTATAGGCTTGAGGTCTGGACATTTGAGACAGACTATCGGCGACATCCAGCAAGATATCATCGAGGTTTCTCAGCTCCCCGTTGTTTTTAACCACACCTACGTTCAGCGCGTTAAAGTAAGGAAGAATTGAGGTATCACCTACCGTCACCAAATCCCAAAGAGACTTGTTCAGGTTAGCCATACTGGAAGCCATGCCCTCAGCACTTCCACCCGACAGCTCGGCGGCACCCTGCCAGCGCTTAACTTGCGTGGAATTCATGCCGAGATTTTTACTTAGAAAATTAAGCTGGTCATTTGACCGTGCCGTATCTTCGATAAGCTTAGTTAATCCCGTTGACATGAATATGGTCGTGAAGAGTCCAGCTAGTGCCTTAGTCGCATTGTTAATCGACTTTGTGAAGCTATCACTTTGCTCCTTGGCTTTCTTTTGCTGCTCTCTCGTACCTTTTAGGGTCTCATTTACGCCGCCGAGCGTTTCATTCAGAGCGTCGATAGAGTCCGCTAACTTATCGTTTTCAGTTGTCGCCTTTTTCGCATCGTTAGCAAAACCGCCGCTATCGAGTTTTAGCGAAACAAGAAGCGTATCAATTAGCGTTGCCATCGTTTATCTCACTCATTAGTTGCTTGTTGTACGATTCGACCTGATGGATTTCTAGGAGGTTTAAAACATCTTCCAGACTGTAAATCGTGTGGAGTTCGTGAAGCGTTGCGTACTTCGCGGTTATCACTTGGTACGCAACAGTAGATACGTTATTTGTTTCAGCTAAAACGCCATCACGAAGCGGTAACCCTGCTTTTAATCGTTCGAGCTGGAGCCACCGCCGTTCACTAAAAAATCCAAGTGAATAGCTAACGCCTCCTTACGAAGAACGAACATGGTCGAGAGGTCTTTCACGTCGGATTCCAGCAGCAGAGGTCGAGCGGTACCACCTGACGGGATGGTTTGCACGCAATCCAGAAGCTCATCAAGCAGAGGGATGCCGACGTTTGGGTCAATACCTGCCAGCGCCTTGATTGCGACATTAGCCATACCCAGCATTCCCATATTTGGACTGACGCCTTCCAAGTCCACACCGCCATTGGCAATAGCGAACAGTGCTCGCATCGCCCAGTTATCCGCTTTGGCAATTGGCATTTCAGTAACTTGATACATCATTCCAGCATCACGACCTTTTTCAATCGTGATAGTTTTTGATTTCAGCGTCATTAGATTTCCTCAGCACCTTCGAAGACCATGTTGAAGTTGTAGCTTGTTCCGTCGAGTAGCTTCTTGCCACTAGCCCCGCCTGTCAGAGTTGTAAACCCGCCAGTGCCACTGTAACGTTTGCCGATTGATGGAATTTCGACAACGATATCCACAAATCGGGCTTCCATGTTCGCGTTAAAGTCCTTGCGAATGTTTTCCATAATTTGCGTAGATACGCTGTTTGCTTCCAAGTAAAGCGTCCATTGCGTTTCGTGTGGCGTGTAGCCGATGGACTGTTTACCATCGACACCCATGCGAGTCTCGCCGATATTTGCGTCACCAAAGTTCCACGCGTTATCAGCCTGAAAACCTTGCAACTTCACGAACTCGTCATAAACGCCCTTACAGCGGATCATCAAAACGGCATTTGCCGATGTTAATGTTCTTGGGTTATGTCCCATTGGCATAATGTTTTACCTCTTACTGGACGTTGATTGATGGGAGATTAACTTGCTGAACACTGCCGCCATCGGCGTACCACAGTTTCAGAGGCATTGATTTGCGAAGACCGCGTGTTTGAGCTGGTGTGTCTTCAATCTTCATGCACCAACCTGCCGTATTAATTTGAGATGCCGCATCAAATCCAGCTTCAATGTTGATTTGTTTCTTTTGCTGCTCTGATAGTTCAACGCCAGTTTGGATGCCGCCAAAATTAATCATCTGGAATACCGGATCCGCCACAGCAGAACGATGAATTGCCTTACCTGTTTCGTTGTACGGTACAGAATTAAAGCTTTTCAGCATCGTCATTAACGCTAACTGGAGCTGGTTATTGAAGAACACCTGATTCACATAACTATCAACCCACTTAAACTTACCTGATACGGAACCAGGATAAACAAAGATGAAGCGGTCATTGGCTGTGCCGTATGCACCGTAGAAGTTAAAGCCCATCGCGATTAATTCATCTGCCAGTGCTTTATCTGTTACTGAAGGCGTTAACCCTTCCTGACCACGGAATGCCAAGTTTGTGCGACCGTTCAGCTCATCAAAGTTCAGGCTTGCTGCAAATCCACAGACAAAGGCTGCGTGTTTGTGGCTACCGTAAAACAGGCACGTGCCGCCGATATCGGATTCTTTAATTGCTGAGCTGATCGTCTCTAGCTCACCTTCTCCGTTTTCTGTTTGATACAGAACGTGCATATAGCGGTCTTTTTGCAGAGCGACCCAGCGAGAAATTGCTAGCTTTTCTTCTGCGGTAAAATCAATCGCCGCGATAGAAACAAAGTTTGTCGTTTCTTTGGTGATGCGAGGCAGTAGCTCTTCGATAGTGTCAGCGTTGATGCCGTTGTTAGCTTGTGCGCCAGATGCTTCAGTTAATCCCATGAACGTTGCTAAATCACCTTCAGCAAACGAGATTGAGCCAACTGCGCCTTTTGTTACCCCTTCGATGACAAACACTTTAGCGCCTGTGTCATAGGTACACGTTGCCGCAGCGCCTAAAGCCGTAGTGACTGCCGCCGCCAGAGATGAATAACTGTTAACCTCAGTTTCGAAGTTCACAGATGTAACCTGACCATCGATTGTTAAAATCAGACCTTGTGGTAACGCTGCAAATTCGCTAGCGGTTCGAGTTGGAAGCTTAGCGCCGACTAACTTAGCCGCTTGGGCTGTCGTAACCATTGATGCGATAAATAGCGTGTCAGGCAACACTGTGCAGTTATCAAAGCCTGCAAAATACACCTGCGCAGCCTCATACTCTTTAGAGTCTTTGCCGAACACTTCACCAACCAAATCAGCAGAGCCGAAAGCCTTCACGCCTAGCATCGATGCTGGTTGCTTTTTGGTGATAAACAATGCGTTAAGAGCCAGTGGATTGCCGCCAGTGCCAACGACACCGGGCAATATCTGGACGATATCGCTTGCCGGAATAGATTTCATATTTTTACCTTAGATATTTGTGGTGGTAATTGATATTTCGTCGACACCATCGACGTGATATGTTGTTTCAGGGTTATATTGAAGTTTAACTTCAAGCATCATCCTGTTTTCGTACTGATTTGATTCGTTAACGAGGATATTTTTTCTAGGCTCACCACAATAAAGTGGCTGGCATTTAGTCATTCGCGAGGTTGTATAGTTACTTCGCCAAAGATTCGCTACAACACGAGAGCGTAAGTTTGCCTCGGCACCATAAAAATCCAGTTGAAATGTTGCCTCGACTGAAGACTGAGACGCCATCTCTTCTATCGCTGGATTCCAGTAATCAGAGGTGTAATCAAGATTGCGCTCAAACAACATGTGCATGACAATACCGTCGATAGGGATAGCTTCATTATTCTGATACCCAACTACCACAGGACACGAGAATAACTCGATGAGATAACGCCTAAGTTCAACGAATATATCGCGCTCAGTAACACTTATTGTTGCCGCCATAAAAGCACCTTAACCCATGATGGGTACGATTCTATGACCTTGGTTACTAGCCACTCAGACACCTCAGATTCGCCATAAGCAACAAAGCTAATCTTATCTGCGCCTTTTTGTTTCGCTCGACGAATAGCTTCAATCTGCCCGCGTGCATATCCGTAGATAAATTCCCCTTGCTGATTTACAACCCCTAAATGCTCAAGGTCTTGAGTGCTCAGGCTTTGCAATTGCATGGAGATTTCATATTCGGAATACTTAGGGGTTTGATATCCAGCATCGTCAATGTCGAAACCTTCATTGGCTAACAGAGTCGCAGGCAAGTTTTTATTAACCACCTGAACAGCCGCGTTGGCGATAGCTCTAACCTTGATCATCGTTTACCTCATAACTAAATGATCTAGATAGCCTCATTGAGTCACGTAGTGGGCTATTTGACCCTTTCTTGGCAATTGTAGATTCCGCATTAGGTGGTGAAGTCCAAGTCATTACTGAAGCATGCAACTCTTCAACTATTGCCCCGCCTAGATACTCCATACCGCCCTTTATGCTTCCTCTATTTTTAATGCCATTGGATAATATTGCCGACCATGTAGTTTTCCCATTGGCAATTACTGACCGGAAAAATGGTCTAGGGGGTATGTTTATGGTGTGAGCTGGAATACTATGCTCTGTTGCGAAATTGGCATTTTTTGCTTTAACGAACCTACCGTTTTTATTGAAAGCACCATCCTTTCTAATGCTTCTGTAAATCGTCCCAGTCCTTTCAGCTTGATTTATGCTTGCTCCAAACTCCTGAATGTAAGCAACGTGCGCTACTGGCGTTCCATCATCATAAGTGGCTCCATCCAGTATACCTGCTCGCAACTCCAAGTTACCGTTTAGATATTTCTCCAACGCTTCTTCAAGTTTGCTTTTAGCCATAATAACCACCTCTCCAAACAGGCATTGGCATAACACCAAGCGTGTACAGGAATGAGCGGTATTGACTGGTTAAAGCCCAATACTCGGCACCATAAGGCGTTTGCGTGTACCACTTTTCGGCATTGGTTGTTGTGCCATAGTCCAGCGATACAGATACGCTTCCCTCGGTTGCGCTAGATGCTCGACCTACCGCGCTGTTGCCATCTTCGATATTGGATTGAAGCATGGCCATATGAGCGACCAGTAAGAATAGAAGCATTTCACGTTCTTTCAGGTCTTTAACGCAGCTAAACCTATCATTACGCAAGAGTAGTCCAGCTTTAACGAACGCTGATTCTAGCTGTGCATCAGTGCCTTTGGTGTTGGGATAAATCTCGCGAAACTTAGCTACGTTAAACTCCACAACGCCATCGTTGATGTTACTGGCTGCTTGCTGGCTGCGATATTTCATCAGTTCGCGATTATTCATGTTACCCCTTACTCTTTGGCAGTCTGCACACCATCAGAGTCTTGCTTCAGTCGCTCAGTTTTTGACCTAATGTCTTTCTTTTCTTTTGACTCAGCTTCAACGCTTTTCAATTTTTCGTGAGCGAAGATGAGACCATTTTTAACGATGTCACGACCTTTGTTCTCTTCTAGCCATGCATCCCAAATAGACTTATCGACACCATGAGTTAGACCAAAGCCGTTTTCGTCCTGAATGCCATTAGCGAAACCTTTTACAGTTACTCGCTGATTACCAACATCCAGATACAAGCCATTAGCCAATTTGCACGCTACTGTTACTTCAGACATAAAATTCACCTATAAAAAAGCCACCCGAAGGTGGCAAGGATTAACAACGAGGATAATGATTAAGAAACCAGCATTGATGCAATGAACATCGGACGATAGATGATGCAGCCGAAAGTACCTTGAGAGCGTTTTTGCTTCCAAGATGACAGTTCGGGGATCATCGCGTGAACGCGCATTTTTTCAGTGAAGCTCAGGTCTAATGTTTCTTGACCTTCATATTCACGAACGATCAGCTTAACAACCTCACCCGCATCAGTAGAAAACTCAGGGATGCTGCGAATTTCTAAGTTAGGGAAGTTTTTGTTCAACTGGTCATACACGTTAACGTTGTACTGGTTTGTTTTGTGCAGGTTAACTTCGTTTTTCGGTGATAATAACAGCACCATTGGGGTAGAGGCTTCTACGTGACCATTGGTTTGCTTGATTAGCTCGCCATACAGTTTGCCTTGAATGGAGTCATAAACACCTTGCCCGTCCATTGCTTCCCATGGAGTTGACGTCACATTAGGTAGTGAATCGGGGTCATTCAGGATGCCGTAGTTTTGCAGACCATCAATCCCGTAAATGTAGGATTTGTTCTGGAACTTATTCAGCGTCAGTGCCGCTGCAATTTGCTTGCGAGAAGACCAGTCAATTTTAGCCGCACCAGCCATCGCCATTTCTTTCTCACCCAGGCGGATAATTGTCTGATAGTGATAAGGTTGACGCATAGGCCAGTTAACGTTCACGCCCGCTTGACCGTTGTTGCTGTAGTCGCCGTAGCTTGACGTTTCACCGGTGGATTCAATCACTGGGAAGTGCGCGGTCTGAGTTGTCCAGTCGCCTTTTTTGGTCTCACCGAAAATCTCAGCCATACGCATTGGCGTAACAAGCGTTTCGATTAATTTCGGATCAACGTAGGTAGTGAATAGTGATAACACACCAGCGTTAGGCGTGGTCACTAACTCGCTATCCATTGCCATTTGTTTAGCAAGCGGCGTTAATGCTTGAGGGTTGTAACCTGTAGCAAAGACAATGCCAGCTCGCTGCTCAAGCGCATTAAAATTTAATTGTGTCATTACTTATCCTTACAGTGAGCTAGACATTTTAGTTAAGCCAGAAGTAACCGTTTTGGCCACACGGAACGGAGTCGCTTCGACTGTTGCGTCATCAGGGTCGATGGAATCAACTGCTTTTGCTTTACCTGTTGCTACATCAGCAACAATAAATTGACCGCGAGTACCGCCCGCTTCGAGATTGACGAAATAGTCACCGCCAGTCATTAGGGTGACTTCACGACCTTTAGGTACTAACATTGTCGCACCTTCGCCATATGCAGAGATGATCGCCTGATTGTTACGGTGAACGAAACCAATCAATGCGCCTGCTGTTTTAGCGTTGGTCACTAAGCCTTTTTCGTCAGCCCATGCAAATAAACCAACCGTTACACCTGTAGCACCTGATTTTAACTGCCCCTCACCAGCCAGCATTGAGAAATGCGGGTTAGTTGAAGCAAAGTCACCCGCCACACCTAGTGGCAAGTCGTTATTCATTCGAGTTTGAAAACCTGTCATGATTTATCCTTATTAAGCCTGTTTGAAGCGAGTGGTATACGGGTCTTCAGCGAATGCCGCAGAGTCCATGCCTAGACTTGCTTTTTGAGGTTGAGCGCGATTTTGCTTAACCATGCCAACCATTGCTTTGAATGCGCTAGGATGAACGCCATAGATATCCACACCACACTGCTTTAATGCATATGCGTAGACATCATCTGCACTGTCCATGGCAACCTGACCGACCAGAGATTTAACTTCCTCACGCGCTTCAAATAACTTAGTCACACGTGCAACGGCTTGGTCTTCAGCCAACTTGATAGCCGAGTCCATCGCTTTATCTTTTTCACGGTCTTTGCGTTCGCGCTCTTCACGCTCTTTGATGCGCATAGCTTCTGATTCATTATCTCGTTCAGCTTGCGTTTGCTCATCTTCGGCTTTTTTCTTAGCGTCATCTTCGTCAGAGGCTTTTTTATCTTCCTCTTTCTCGTTTTCAGCCTTTTTAGCCTCTTCGTCTTTAGCACCCACCAACGCTTCGGTAGATACTTCATCCATGCCAAGTGCAACCGCATTCACAATCGCATGAAGTTGCGCTTCTGTTAGGTCTGAATCCATTCCTAACGCTGTTTTTGTTTGTGCGGCAATGTTAGCAAGCGCACCTTTTTTCAGTTTCATTAATTTCTCCAAATCAACTGTTTGATGGTCTGAAATAATAGCGTCTCGCCCGATTCTGCCGCGCTCGACTAATGCAACGTGGTTACCGATAATGTTTCGCATAACTCCGTCGTAATACTGCCCTTCAAACTCTCCACTGGTCATATCTGCTGTATATCCATAACCTGCGGATAGCTCTTTCATTTTTTCTGCTTCGATTAACCCGATTGCATATCCATCCCACACGCACAAATCAGCGAACAGGCGTCCGTCCTCAAATGTGATATTTGAGCCGATAGTGCCAATGGTTGATTGTTTCTGTGGTTCGTCTGAATCGACGGGGATATGCTTGATGAGTAATTGCTTTTTGCTGAATGTGTTTGCTGCTCGCTCTAACTCGACAGGGTCACGCAGCATGTAGTAAATCCGCTCAGGCTCTAAACCAAGCCTTTCACTATCTGGTATCTCTCTACCGTAATAGGGATTTACTGCGGCTTTAGATATCACAGTACGCTCAACGGTTAGGTGTCCGTTTGCGTCCTTACTCCGCATTGATGTGCCACTGTCGAAAGCGAGGCTATCTGTCATCTTCATGACCGCCCCTATTTAAAATGGAAGAATTGCCTTACTGCCACATCGACAATTTATTTTTTCACCCGGCAATATCCATTCGCCATCGATATACATACCTTTTTCAATGTCGAACTTCTTGCCGTGAGCCTTAACGTGTGATTCTCGTGGTTGCTTACCTGCGTGAGAGTGGATCCAAATAGCCTCTTTAATCCCTAGCTCTTTTCGCCTTGCTTGTTCAATAACTGCATGAGCCTTATTGGCTTGGTCACGCGCTATTGTTCTTGCTCGGTTTCTGGCTATATGAAAATCATGCGCCAAGTTATCGGTTAGTGTTGCGAGGTCATATCCGCCCGTTACTGACTGCCAGACATGCATCTGAACCTTGCTTAGGTACTCAGTGCCGATTGACTTGATGAGACAAACGTTTTCACCCATCGCAGCACGCAAGGCGTCGAGTGTTCGTTCGCTATTTTGCATCCGAACAGTGAACCCCTTGCGCCGTAACATTGCCGCAAAGCGAGTATCGTAGTTGCCAACCGTTTTATCGATGAAGTCTTTTGCGACCTCTTCAGATATTGAGTTAAGTCGCCTATTCCACTTATCCAGCATGTAATCAGCGATATGGGCTATCCAGTCTGAAATCCCGTCATTGGCTAGAGCCTTTTTAGCTTTCCCGTGATATTCATTAATGAGAGCCTCATCAAGCTCCTTTCGAATATCCTTGAGGATTTGCATTAGCTCTTTGTAATACCACGCATGTATAGCCTCTGACGTCTTAATTTCAGGCATCACCGCATCACTCGGCTTCTTCCTCCGCACTTCCATAGTCAGGAACTCCAAAAGGTGATGGGATTATCTTGTCGGGGTTGATAAAGCTAAACTTGCTTGATTCGTCCGTTGCAAGTGTCTGCCTCACCTCTTCACCGTCAACCGCGCCGATATTCACCAACTTCTCAGCCGTTTCCGCATTAGTGCGATTTACTTCAGCAATCTCTTTCTCATCCAACTGATAAAGTGGTGTGAACTCGAAATAGATTCCGTCATGAATTTCACCAAATAGATGAAGTTGAATAAGGTCGATGATTTTGTTTAGCTGTGGCAACAAGTGAGCATTTTGAAGTGATGAGATGTAATCGTAATAAATCCGAATTTCACCATCACTATTTGCGTTCAACCCTGCTGGCGTGATACCCAACAACTTAACTAATGGCGTGTGACTAGGCGCAGCCATTTGCTCTTGAGCTTGACGCTGTAACGCATCCAAGCCAGACAGAGGAGTGTTGAATTGGAAGAATTCTTCTTTCTGCTTATCCGTAAGCATCAACCCGCGATTGTCTCTAATCTGCGAGAACATCTGAGCACGCAAAACCATATTTGCGTTACTACCGCCAGAAAGAATATCTTCCATGTCGGTGGCTAGACCAGTTAGCGAAAACGAGTGAATCAGGTCGCTAATAGAGTCAGTTGTACGCTGCCACCGTTCGACATACGGCTTCATTAACTGAAGCATGGATAAACCGCTAAAGTTATAAGCTGGCTTCAGGATATCACTCACAGGTCGCATGATTAGGGTTAGCAATCTATCAGCGTGAGTATTCTTTCCTAACACAAACCACTGAGTAGGCTCGAAGAAATCAGGGCTAGTCGGGTCGGTTGAGTTGTACATGCTAGGCGTTGACCAGATAGGCTCAATGACTGCAAATCCGTTTAACTCGCCCGCCTTTACTCCTGCCTCGTTGATAAGTAGCGGTAAATCACGCTTATCATCATGCCCCTTGATATCGAGATAAATTTGAGAGCGCCCGAATATCATTTCATTCTCAATGTGACGCCTGAAAATGTCACGAATACCGAAATCTTCAAGCGCTTGGTTAATTTGAGAAACAATGTCTGACTTATTGGCCGCATTCTCACCGTCATCGCGTGATTTGACCTTACCCCACTCTCTCGTCATTTCTTTGGCTGTGGTTTCAGGAACGCTGCGATAGTCACTAGACTGAGACATGATCGCCAGCGCAGGATAACCAAGAAATCCAGTGTAGAATCCCACATCTTGGCTAGCGTACTGATTGGCGTACTCATATGTCCCGCAACTATCCATTGCGATAGGCGATTTCTTACCTTCAGGCAATACCAACGGATGAAGCTCAGGAGCTTTAATCTTAACTGGCTGCTGCCGCTTAGTTTCCTCAGTGACTATCATCTGCATTAGCTGCGTTTGAGATGCGGCTTTTTTTGCCTCTAACTCAAGCTGCCTTGTCTTTTCTTGCTCAATAGCAAGCTCCGCCTCTCGCTTTGACAGGCGTTTTTTCCATTTGAATAATTTCATTAGATACCTGCAAGTGCTGCGGGGTTAATTCGTAGACCACCACGAACATCGGCAAACGCCATAATGAACGCATCGGCTTTGTTTGGGCTAGGGATGCCGCGTTTCTTCATATCCTTTTTGCTCTCAACCTTTACGCGTCCGTTATTGTCATAATCGACTTGAGGACGTGATAACTCGGCTTTGAGGTATTCGATATCTTTCATATCACTGGATATGCTGATTAACTGGTCATCGGTGAATTTGTCACCATGCTCGATAGCTCTCCAAGTGTTGTAGAAGCGGTCGGCAACTAATTGCCATTGCTGAGCCTTCAAATTGGAGAACATATCTTTGTTTGTTTTGCCGGGCTTGTAGTTGCTTTCTGGCTTCTCAACGGAAGCGCCAGCATTAAACCCGACAGTAACAATGCGGTTATCTTTGCGGTTAAATTGAGCTTTAACGCCAGCACCTACGCCGATTGAGTCATAGATAACTGTATCTACATTATTCTTAACAGCGTCTGCATAGACCTTGTCAGCGCTAAATATGACGTCTTGCCCTCGCCACTCTTCAACAGACAAAGCAACCGAGCCATGACGTAGGACTATCGCGTTAGCATCTTCGCCATCATCAGCAACGTCGAACCCGACAATTCGCTTACCTCTTGGCTCAAATCCTAACTTGATATGCGCATCGACAGCTGCCTCAATCCATGCAGGCTTGATAATTGCCAGTGCAGAATCCGCTACTGGCTCGCCTAGCCAGATATGGCGGTATAGCTCAGGGTCGCGCTCTTTGCACTCTTCCATTTGCTGAGGGAGTGGCGTGTCGTAGAAGTGGGGATTTACGTCGTAATTAGCCTTGAGGACTATTGCACCCTCTGGCGGATTAACAACAAACCTCTGGTAAGTGTCGTCAAGAATGTTTTTCGGGTTGAAGCTAACCCATATCTCGGCGTTTTTATCTCCACGAATTGAGGGCAACAATACTTCCCATGAATCTTTAACTACCGCCTCAGCCTCTTCAATCCAGCAAATACCGACACCCTGAATTGATTTAATCTTGGTGACGTTATTTTTGATTCCAGCGAATACGAATGAAGCGCCAGTGCCAAGGTGAATGATCGTGTTCTTTTGTATCTCGAACTCTTTCTCATAACCTAGTCGGTCGATGGTTTCACAAAGCAGTTTATGTACTGAATCACTAATCGAACCCTGAAACTCACGAGTGCAAAGAATGACTGTTTTGATTCTGCGCGATACTTCAATCGCTAGCTCTGCAAAGAAATATGACTTACCACTACCTCGACCACCGTAAGCCACCTTGTATGGGGCGCTTGCTGCAAATGGTTTAAAGTAAGGGTTAGCCATCGAATATATCCTTGATAGAACGATTCTCGACTTTCACGTCAGCGGTTAGATCAATGAGGACTTTATCTAAGCCAGTTAATCTAGCCTTGCCCATCGTTGCCGCTACTGCTGCTGATGCTTGCGGGGTTTCAGCGGACAATGCTTTTTGCCGAGCCTCTTCTAATTCTTCGAGTAATCCAGAGACAGTTACATCATGTTTGTTTCTGTGCTCCTGCTGAAGCTCCGAAATCCTTAGTGCAACCTTAGTGTCTGCTAGTAACTTACTTGCATTAACGTGAATTGATTCTAGCTTCATCTTTCCAGTAGCATACGCAGTTCGGTATGCCTCCGAAGCATTACCTTTGTTCTCTATGTATGCCTGACAGAAAGCCTCTTGCTTTAGTGTCAGTGCCATATTCATATCCTCATAACAAATTAAAAAGCCGGCTCACTCGAACTGGCTTTGTGATTGGTTATTTTTGTAGGTTGTACCACTCCCACACTCTACCGTGGTATTCAATTATCTGAGCGTGACCTGTTAACTGGTCAGGGATAGTGCCGGGATAGCCTTCTGCTTTGGCTGTTGCTATGTAATCTAGCATTTCCTTTTCTTGTTCTTTGGTCATAACTTAACTCCATAAAAAAGGCCGCTGAGCGACCTATTGTAATGTTACAGCGTGTGATGACTGCCGATTGCTTGGAAAGACTAGAAGTCCCTGCATTCCTGACTTTCCAAAAGCCTGAACGCATCTAGCCTCAAAGTCTTTATAATCAATACAACCATTGGCTAAGGTAGTGACAGCGACTAATTGATCCTGCACCAGCTGTAAGGCTTCCGGCTTTAGGTATTGATGTATTTTATCTTTACTATCCTTTGCCATCTGCTTAGCTTCTTCATAAACAGAATCAGGCAACACGGCTTGGTATACCCACTTAGCTGTTATCATCCCGAATAACGATGGACAACCGCCGACATGACCAGAATAAGGCAAGCCAGACATTCGGCTTAATGCTTGATAGAAAGGTTGTTGAAAACGCTTTTCCCATGATGTTGGCTTATCAAGTAAGAATATCGCATTGATTCTCTCATCGTTATAAACTGGCATATTGCCACGGATAAGAGCATCAATTTGTTCATCACACCATATTTCAAAATCAACAGACAACCAACGAGCGAAACGCACTGCTAGTTTTGGATGCAGCCATGTTCCACCTTGAGACCCAGCCTTTGTTTTGACTAACCCTGTTCTTTTAACAAATCTAAGCACCTTAGTTCTCGATGCCGAAGATGTTGAATCTAACCTTTTGATTTCACTTAATTCTGTCACAAAACCAGAATTGGAAAACAGCTTCCTGCTTAAAGCCGAAAGATATTCCAGCACATCTATTTGCCTCAGCCATGCAGTAGGCTCTTTATCAAACTTAGCTGCCACGTCTGTGGCGTTGATCCATCCACCATCATTAAAACGAATAGGATGTCCGTAATATTCGAGAGGAATAATATTAGTCATTAGTTAGTTCCTTTTAGAGATAAACCTTGCGCTCAGGAGTAACCAGCCCAAAGAGGGTTAACCAAACCACTACTGGTTATCCTCAAGGCTTATCCTGAAAGGTTCTTTGGTGTGTGTGTGCCGAGCGTGGCACAGAGTGAAATGCGTACTACTGATTACAAAACTTAAATAAATGTAACTTTCTTTTAACTTTACTTTCGTAACATCACGTTGATAGGGGTATGTTTATTACATCGCTAAGTTATTACCTTCATAAATATTCCTACCCTTTAAGCCCCCTGTCCGGGGCTATTTTTTTGCCATTAAAAAGCCCTGCTATTGCAGGGCTCGTTGTTGTTCAATTTCCCGTTACACTCAAAAAATCTACGCATCACGTTAAATCAACAAGTTAAAAACAGGTGCTCATATAGGGGCCCATATAGAGAAGCTCACCCTACCGACACCTTAACTTAGGAGATTTACATGGTACGAATTACTGCATTACTGATTAAACTTGTTGCTGCTACTGGTGTTTACTTATTCTTGCAAGAATCAAATCCAGAACACGCCATCGCTCTAGCCGTTGCCATTCTTAGCGCCTAGCCTCTCCGCTTCAATCTCTCTAATTGCTTTCTTGTCCAAGTTGCACTTATTCAACTCATTCAGACTATCTGCCAGTAGCATCACTACATCACCGTAAGTTAGTTCAGTAGGGATAACAGGAACCGAACAATCAGCGATTAAGTGCGGGGGAAGTGGTACCGGCTGAACGGGAACCAGTTTCTCTTTTGTACTTGCGCAGCTCACTAACAACATCATCGGGCACAGCAGTATTAGCGCACTCATTGTCTTTGAGCACTGTTTTGATAACAGTCTTAACTGTGACATGTTCTGAGTCCTCTAATTGCTTTGCTTTGACGTTGGCTTGTGAAATTCGGTCAAATATAGAGAGCGTCCGATACACATTAAATACAATGCGGTTACTCTCTATAATCTTTTGGTCTTTCTGGTCGCTTAACTGCTTCTCATGGGATAGTGCTGATAGAATCCAAATGGAGAAAAACAAAAATGCAGCAAGCCAACCAGTGAGCGGATGCGTGAGTATTTTTAGTTGCTGCCCCATCGTGCTTTATATCCTCTCACATCGATATGCGTGAATGTCTTATAGCGACCAATGCCGTAGCTATCAGGAAACTGAGATTCCAAATAATCAGCAACTTCTTTCGGCGCTACATCTTTAACCTTGATATCTGCCGCTGTGCCTAGCAAGTGCTGAGATTTAGGAGCACCACCTACTTTACTGTTGTGTTTAGCACAGCGACGACCACTGACAATCACTACTGGCTTGCAAAAATGAGCGCGAACGCCTTCAAGAATTTCAACCAACTTTGATTCAACTTGATTTGCTCCGCACCCATCTTTACATGCAAATTCTTTGCTATCGAAATGTTCACTTAATTTCATTTCTTCACCATAAAAGTAAAAGGCTGCTTAACTAGCCGCCAGATTGATTTGACTCGGGTCACTAATTTACTAATGACAACAATGGACATGATGTTGCCACCTGCTGAGAAAATAACGATGAAGAGAGCGCCATCAAACACAACGTCAGACGGAGCTGATACACGCTTACCCATTACCGTTTCATATATCTGGTAAATCCAGCAGATGAACAAAACTGTTCCAACTATTGAATCTCTTCGCTTTTCATAGCGACAAAAGAAAACTATCAACGCTGACGCCATCATTAAGCCAACATCAGCTGCATCCCAAGGATTCAAATACATCCAATCCATTAGTTGATTAATGCGGTCAAGGAAGGTTTCCATTAGTTACCTCCTTTGTTGCGCCAGTCCTTTATGGCTTGAGTAATGCTACTGAAGTTCTTATCAATCGATGCGCCTACACGACCAAATAACTTTTTAAGGTTATCTTTGTTGGCACCTAAAACCAGAATAGGAATTAGTAAAGCAGAAACGATGATCGCAGTTATTTTCGGGCTTATATCCTTCTGCCAGAACTCTTGCACCATCTCAGAGAATGGATGAGCCAATAGCGCCCCAGACCCTAAAGCCAAAAAGAAATGGATGACCTTTTGAAGGTTATTATCCTTAGATGCAATGACAGAAGCAGATGCCCCAATGATCGCACCAAGTATCACGCCATAATCAGCACCCAATAGGACACCGCCCATAGCGCCACCGCCCGCAGCACTAACGGCTACTCCTGTCAGGGTACTTGGCATATATAACACCTGTGTTTTAGTTAATGGATAGCCGCGCACAATCTCTATGCGTCAATTAAGTGTGTGTGATTAGAATTCTGTGGCGGCGTATACGAAAAAGCCCCACATAAAGTGAGGCTTGTTATAAATAATTCATAATTTACTCTGGTGAGGGTAAAGCTAAGATAATATCATTTAGAAGGGGTAACGCCTCTGCATCTCTACCTTTGAAATAAGTTATAGATTTGTTTTTTATCCAGTTATTGATTTCATAATTAAACATAGTTATCAGCTCATTTGGATAAAGCCTAGCCTCTACCACTGGCCTTCTTCCGTCATCAAACTCATGCTCATAGGTGGGAAATGAATCTGGGTCATACCCTTTGGCTCTTAGGATGTCACTAAAAAATCTACCTAACGAGATATCTGGCATTAATTTTTGAGGCAACATGTACCCTCTACTTTCAAGGGGAGCAAGAAGCTTAAGCGTCATTTGATCAAGCATAGAAAAGTGGGTTGGAGGTATTTTTTCTCTGTTAATCATATATCGTCGGACATGGTATGGCATCGCAGACTGACTCTGCTTACCACCAGACATCCAATCAAATACCCATTTTGATACAAGAACTGCAAATTTTGGAGATGCCCACTGACCAAGATTTATAGCCACTTGAGGATGAACCCAAGTCCCTTGGATATAAGGATTTCCTCCCCTAACTATTTGAATTAATTCCGATGCCGGAATTCCGGTGTCGATAGACAGTTCGGAAATAAAAGCTTTTGATGATGCATTATCAAGGTAATGATTAAGCCGCTTGCCTGCTGCCTGACACATGGCTGTAGCATTAATATATCCATCATGCGCCCTTTGAGAAATAACAACATTATTTTCTTGCCTAGAAATTAATGGTAATTCTAACTCTAGTTGATTCATTACATCTCCTCGCAAAAAAGTCCACATATACTTTATGGCAAGCGAGATTAAAACTAAAGTGAAATTAATGTATATACGAAAAAAGCCGCACTATGCGACTTATTGAATGTGAACTTGTAAGGATTACTTACAGGTTGAATTAGCTGTGGAGGCAGGAGCCAATCCCTGCAATCTCGGTATTCGATGCGCTCTACCGCATTCCCAAGTTTCCTATTCCCGAGCATCAGGCTATTACTGGTGCTAACTGGCTTTAGCATTCTCCACAATGGTTAAGATGCGTCCTCCATGCTAAGCAAGGGTGATGTTACTAACCAAGACGCACCTTACCATTACAGAAAAGCCCCTACCGAAGTAGAGGCTCTATTTTGAACTTGTTAACCGCTCTGTGTTTTAATGCCGTGAGCTTATCACAGATATTACATGTAAATTTCGCGATATCTAGTCTTTCTTCTGCGAAAACAGCCAACATTGCATCGTTTGATTGCTAATGTTCCGGTTCCGCTCTTTTTATTGCGTAATATAACTCTTCCTCCAATATTTCAAGCGCCCACTCAATGCGCCGAGTGCATTGCTGAATACTAACCTCTTGCCCAAACCTTAATTCTCGAGCCATTTTTTGCGGGTATTTGCGATCACAATATCGTTTAATAGCTACATGACGAATTGGGTTGCTTAGCTTAAACGTCTTGTTAATGACTGATTCAATAAAAGCGGCATCATCTTGTTCTTTGGCGAGAGCGATGAGGTCGCTTAAACTACTTTTTGGATTTAGGATTTCGTGTGACTTTTTAAAAAGCTCATCACCTTTGTAACCCATCTTATGTAAGTCATTAACTACCTGAATAATACGTTTCCCTTCATTTTCATTCCAATCCGAGCGAACCATGAGCCGACCGATGACACTACACTCGCCACCTTCTGCGTAATCATCACCCCCATAGACCTTCCCCCACAAGAGAAGCATATATCTAACCCAAACACGTTGAGAGTCACTGATGTTTTTACGATGCCCAAACCATACCCTACGAATATCGCTTTTTTTGGCGTACTGAGTTAACAAATAGAATGGCTCATCTCTTTTCATAATTTATTACCCGATGTTCCACGCTGCCTGCACATTGTGAATAACTGCCCGCGCGATACCAAATGCTCACTACCATTCAGATCCCTTGCGAACTTCCTTACTGTCGCCCTATAAACGCCAAGCTCTCTTGCAACAGCGGTCATATTCCCGTAGTGCTTAATCAGCAACTCAGGGATGGTCGTAATTTCAGCCTGCATCTTTCAGCTCCTTCAGCCTCTTCCTGAAAACCTCTTTGATGGTTTTGCATTCATCAATAGTCCATTTGTGCCGCTCGTGATCACACTCGATGGACTCAACAGCTTGCTGCCCTATTCGATTAATAAGCTCAACGCGATATGGAACTAGATTCCCCGATTTATGCTGATTACAAACAACGCATTGACGATGAATGTTGCGCTCATCGAATCTCAGTTGTGGAGCCGCAGCGGCAGTCCGATAATGACCGGCATCCCACTGAGCAGATTGAAACGTTCCGCATGATATGCATGGCAAATCACGGTCTCTTTGTCTGATGTATGCGTTGACGGCTTGTTGTGCTTGTTTAATCCAATAACTGCGGGGTTTTACTGCTAACTTGCGGGCTTTGAGTTTATCGCGGGCTTTTACTTCTTTTTGCTTCTGTTCTTTCTTGAGTTTTGCTTCTAGTTTTTCTCTCTCCTTACTTCGTCGCTTGATTGCTAATTTAGCTCCACATTCTGGACTACACCATTCAATATTGGTAAGTTGAGGGTAATGCCACTTGTAGCATGTTTTACACTTTCGGCGATACTTTTTAAACATAATGACCTCAATAATAAGGATTATATATGAACAATGGTAGAGATGAGCTGTACCCTATATCTGGTAATTTTTCTAAAGCTGAGTTTCAAAATCTAGAGTCAGAATGCAAGGCTATTGAAAATAAGCTGAATATTTTTTACGGACCAAAAGATGGTGAAGAAGTTAATTATTTTTGGAATCCTATACGTGTTTATGTTCAGAGCTTTTCTGAATCTACTGAAGGGGTCATTCACAATGTTAGAATTGGAGTTCACAGCTCAGCAGCAATAGCTTGTGAGTCAAGAGACCAGCTTAAAACTCTTGGTTACGACGCGGGAAATTTACTTAATTAAGTTTTTTAATAAAAAGAGGGAGTTAATTAAATAACAATTTTCTCTCTCTTCCTCCGCTTCTTGGCAGCTCGGTTTATCTTTGCGTGACCTGTGATGCGCTTGGTTGATGTTTGGTAGCTACGTTGATGCTTGAAGTTGTTAGTCCATTGCGTGTCATGTATTGACAGTGACGCAAGAAAACGCGCCATTTTTGATATGATGTTCATCTCTCTTGCTGCTCCTTGAGTTTCTGTTTGTCACCGATGCGTTGCGCCCACTCCAATTCTCTTTTAGCGTCATCAGTGAATTTCACGCCATTTTGTGAGCCGAACCAGTGAGCACATTCGATAACATCCGCTATTTGTCTTACTCGCATTTTGCTAGTGCGTTCACCAAAATAAACAATGCCGCCACCTAGCCCGATAGCCGACCGTTGAGCACCACCGTTGACCTGTTTATTCAGTACGGTGATTAAATCCTTCCAATCCTCTTTATCGTACCTTTGACCATGCCATATGACCTGTTCAGACAAATCAGTAAGGGTTGCCCACATGCGGTCATTTTGTGCTTTGGTTCGTTTGGGTTCGGAGAGTTTTACTTCGTAGGGCTTGGCTGAATCTATTGGTAGGTTTTGTATTGCTTCGATGGCGTTCTGTCTGATGTTTTTGCTACTGAGATAGTATGTCTTTAGTGACATTTAACCTCCTATTGACGATAAATCATAATGACTAAACCGCCTTTGGTTGCGACCTTAATAGTCTGGTTATCTTTAATTTCGCCCAGTTCAAACGCATCGTACAATTCATCAACTGCCGCTTGCTTTCGCTCCTTTGATTTGCGTTTAAATAATTTGCTGAATATCAAACTTACGAACCAGCAAAACGCTTGTGTAACAATCCACACGTAGCCCATCATTGATAGCGTGGCTACTATCCATTTGTATGTTTCATCGCTCACTGTTAGCTCTCCTGTTCCATGCATCTATCGCTAAATGGGCTAGGCTTCTGTCAATATTTAAATGGCATGACGTGCAACAAACAACCCAATACTGCCTCTTCTCTGAATTACGTAATGCCAATGTGATATCGCCATTGCCGCACATTGGGCAGTTTTTAATCCTTTTGCTCATCATTCACCCTCTGGCATTGGTGGGAGTGGCATCCAGTGAGTTATTGGATAATCGTCATCTTCATAAAACTCATCGTTATCGCTGATATAATGGCAGTAAGAACGCGACCAGACCCAACCTTCAAAACCTGAGTCTGAACGCATGAACACATGCCATACAAACTTGCCATTCCAAAACCATCCTGCGAACACTGCCGTGTCTAGTTCAGGTAGTGAATCACTACACTTAACCCAATTAGTTCCCTGCATTAGATGCCTCCATCTGTTAACGTTGTTCCTTTCATCACTCAACACCTCGCTTAATTTCCGATATCTACGCTATGTAACTTTCCGCTACAGAACGGACAGAAGTTTAGGTGTGTTCGTTTTCCGTTGCCTTCATCGTAATAAACCGCTTCGCCAAGGCTATCTCCTGTCCATGTATCGACAGCTGAGTATTTAAATATCCCCTTGGTCTTACCATGTGGTGATTTTATCTTTGCTGCTTTGCGCATAAAGTCACACAGATAGCTTGCGTATTTTGTTCCGTTTGATTCGCATTTTTTCATCTTAGAAGTCCTTATGATTCCCACTCGTAGCCAACTTTAATTGCTTTGGCTTGCTCGAGAGTATTTGTCATCACTTTCGTGTTAGAAATATCGCCCCAACAATCACACTCAACTGGCGTTAGGTAATATTCATTTTCTGTTCCATCATCCGATTTGTAAGTGTGACGAACCGGATCACCTAATACCTTGGTGACGGTATGTGTTAATAAATTCATCTAGAAGTCCTTATGATTTGGTGTGTTACTTAACTTGGCTACGGTAGCTTTCCCATCCGAAATTAATCGTTGTCGGGCTACCCATTCTTAAACGGTCTATAACTCGCTCACCCAGTACCTTTGAAAGCTCTGCGAATGCTAAGTTAGTCAGTACTCCAACTGGCTTTTTGTTGGCTAACCTACGGTCTACAACTTGGAAAATAATCAAATCCTCGTTGAGGTTTCCACGTTGCACGCCAACGTCATCAAGCACTAATAAATCAACCTCGCACAGGTCATCGATTAATTTCGATTCTGATGTCTTGGCGTCATTCTGGTAGGTTTCTCGTACTCGCATCATCAGGTCTGGCAATGTAGCGATTAGGATGCTCTTACCGTGCTGTATGAGGTGATTTCCGATTGCTGCTGCTAAGTGATTCTTTCCGGTTCCTGCATTGCCGCTGAAGATGAACCCACCAAAGTTTTTGCCAAAGTTCTCAGCGTAATTTTTGGCTTTACGTAATGCGGTTTGCTGCTCAGGTGTGGTGACTTGGTAGTTATCGAATGTGCAATCTATGTGAAGCGGGTTTATTCCAGATCGACCCATGATTTTATTCAATCGAGTAACACGGTTTGCATCAGTGATCCGCTTTGAATCAATTTCGCCCTGCTCTCGTTGCCATGCCATGAGTTCTTCAGGTGTTTCAAACTTTGGCTTGATGTGTTCCGGCATCAGTTTTCTAAACCGAGCCAGTGCTTGCATTCCTGTGCTCATCAGAAGTTCTCCGGTATGAATTCTTGGGTTCGGCTAGGTGGCATAACTCGCTTAGATGGCGTCCAAGCTGGCTTGGTATTTTTGTTCTGGTAATTCAATTTCTGGCTAGCAGTGATAAACCAGTTTTTAGGCTTGTCAGCTCTAAACTCAATATCCAATCGTCTCAACTCATGTTCGAGGTCGATGTTTGAATACAGGTTTTGCCATTCAGTAAAATCCTTTTGGTTTAATCTGATTACCTCACCTTCGAATGCATACCTTGATTTAGCTGTCACAGCCAAAGGCTGGGTGTTATCTTTAGGTTCATTGACTGGTTCAAAAGAGTGACTGGTTCTGGGTGCAGATTTTTCACTAGGGGGTGGTGCAGATTTTTCACTAGGTTGGTGAAACTGTTTCACTACCTCTGGTGCAGATTTTTCACTATGGGGTGAAATTTTTGCACCATCTAAATTAAGAATATAAACATTAGATGAATTACCTTTTTCGCCACTTCTGTAAACCTTTCTGACCAATCCCTGTTCACACAAAGCATCGATGTGATTAATAACGCTTCGTCTACTTATTTCACATTGATCAGCTACATGTTGATATGATGGGAAGCACTCTCCTTTGTCATTGGCATTATCAGCTAGCTTTATCAGAACAAGCTTTCTTGATGGATTACCAACTTTTAACTGCATGGCTTTCGCCATTAATATCATGCTCACGCTGCCTCCAATTGCTCCATTGCCAGTAATCCAGCGATCCACTGAATTCCTTTAGGCGTGAATTTAACTTGCGTATAAGCGTGACCATTTATTTGATTCTCACCTGTTTTTACATCAAATCTACCTGCTTCAAGGTGCTCTGAGTAAGGTGTTAATTTTCCAGCCAACTTATACATAATTCGTTTTGAGATTAAAAAGTCTCTAAAGAAGTTTTCTTTAACTTTTAATAACTTGCTTGTTTCTCTAAATCCAAGTAAGCCAGTAGCCTGAACGTAGCGATCAACAAATTCAGCTTTAGGCGCTGCGATTGCTAATTGTTGCTCGACGATTTGTTTCTGTTCTGCTAAGTCTGCCGCCAGACGTAAAGCTTCTGGCAGCGTTTGAGGGATGAGAGGTTTTTGAGATTCAAGTTCTTGCCAGCGTTTAATAATCGCCATTCTTAACTTGATGCTGTAGCCAGAAATCAAACATAGACATTCTTCTTTGTTGAGTAGAAGCATTTGCTGCGTTCGGTTTTTGGTGTCTGTGTAATCTCCTAGCTTTTCAGGAGATTGAATTTCAACCAACATCTTGCGAATGTCAGTCATTACATTGTCGTGCCTCTTGCCTGTTAGGTCTGAAATCTCACGACTGCTCATGGTCACTTCGCCGTTGTATGTGTTTACTAAATTGGCTATTTGGTTCATAATTACCTCATTAGTTGTTGTTTAAATAAGTTCCATCTGAGCCTCATCGGTTGCCGCCTTTGAGGTTTTTCTTTTTAGCTTTCCTTTCCCTTCCAGAACCTGAATTAACCTTTCTGCATAGTCACCTTCAATAACTACGCTTCTAGACTTCTCAGGCATTGATACAGCTTCAGTAGGTAAGCCATAACGAGCTATAGCCTTACAAGCCAAGCTGAATATGCGACTCTTCTCTCTACTAGCTGAACTCGGGTGAATACCCATTGCTTTAGCGAACCCGTCATTTCCATCTTTAAACATCATTTGAAAGAAATAGGTTTCGAGTGTTTCTGGTTTACATGTGATTTTGATATTTTTTGCTGTGTCCATTTGTTAAATTCCTTTTGACGTAGTTAGTCCGTTGCTCACGATCCTGTGAGTTAAGTTTGCACACGATGCATGTGCTTTGGGCGATATTGTTAAAGAGCGAGTGAATTACTTTTTACTGCTAGGGAATGGTTTAATTTCAATTGCCTGAACACCATTCTCTGTTGATGTTAATAAAATATTTCTACCCTCTCTTAGGGCTTTGCTAATTGCGGTCTGATGAACCCCAATTAAAGATGCTGCTTTTTCCTGACTGTTTTCTTTTACAAACTCAGATAAGGGAATTCTTTCCATGGTTAATCTCCTTTCTATTCCACAACACAATAATACTGAAAGTATTAATAAAGGTCAATACATATGGTATTAACACTTTTAATAGCATTGGTATTAGAATTGACGCTATGAGTTCTAAAAATAAATTGACGACAGAACAGCTTGCCGATGCTAATCGACTAAAAGCTTTGTATGAGTCCAAGAAAAAAACACTAGGCATTACTCAACAGCAAATTGCTGATATGTTGGATATTAGCCAGGGTGGTGTTGGTCATTATCTGAATGGAAGAAACCCACTTAATGTTCAGATTGCCTCTGTTTTCTCTAATATACTTCAAGTCCCTATCAGTGACTTTAGTCCGGTTTTAGCTAAAGAAGCAGAGATGATCACAAATGCGCTATCGCCTAACGTGTCAAACCCTAGACCATATAGACCTGCACCTAAATACCCTGTAATTAGCTGGGTGCAAGCTGGGTCATGGAACGAAGCATGTGAGCCTTACACGTTAGATCAGATTGATGAGTGGTATGAATCAGAAGTGCACGTGCAAGGCGCTGCGTTTTGGCTGAGAGTTGAAGGTGACTCAATGACGGCATCATCAGGACAAAGTGTGCCAGAGGGTTCACTGGTCTTAGTGGACACTGGCAGAGAGCCAATAAATAACAGTTTGGTAATAGCGAAACTGACTGACTCAAACGAAGCCACATTCAAAAAACTAGTTATTGATGGCGGTCAGAAATTCTTAAAGGGATTAAATCCTGCGTGGCCTATAACGCCAATAAACGGAAACTGTAAGATCATCGGCGTGGCTGTTCAGATGATGATGAAGCTTGTCTAGTGCCTGACGACACGTTTTAATATGAAGAGACTGCTAGAGCTGATATCCAACGCTAACATAATGATACTGCTAGTTGTTATAGCGGTGCTGGATATCATTCTATTGTTACTGATTGTTTTTGATGGCTGACGGCACGTTTTAGGGTGTGGTACTACTTATTTTACAGCTTACTCATTAGGTTGATTTTTATACTGCGAGGGCATATATTATATTTACCCACGCAATGAGGTTTAGCCATGTTTAATTTATTAAAAAGGAAAGATAAAAAACAACATCTTGATGATGTTGAAGATATCTTATCAGAAATTAACAAGACTAAAGAAAAAGTGAAAAAATCTCAAAAGGATGTCGAGGAGGATATTGAGCGTGGGTCAAGAATCACAAAGCATAGATTTACTCTATGATTATTTTTATCAAGATTCAGAACGAATTAAATCTTTAATTTCGCAAATGGATAATGGCGGTCTTCAGATATCCTTTAAAACAGTAAAAACTTCATCAGATAAATCATCTCATAATGCATCTGTAAAGATTCCGTTCGTTAAAGCTGGGCTATCAGCAGAAGATTCAGCAGCAAAAAGTAGCGAAAAATCTTATGACTCAACCTTTAATCACCCCCTGAATTTACTTAGTATTCTTCAAAAAAATGAAATGCTAAAGACAAGTCTATCTACGTGTGCCTTAGGGGATGTGGTTCTCATAAATGGTTCCATAAGTGTCTTTGATACAAAGATGGCAGTTGATGCAATGCCGTTTCTTAAAAAGATGATGACAACTGTTAATGGGGCAAACAAAGGAAAAAGAGATAAAGAGATGGAGAATGCCATAAAGCACTCTGTCGATATGTTGTCTATACTTCCGACATCGACCCAAATAGATCTGGTTGATACAGAAAAAAATTCTGTTTGGATGTCTGTTGATGCTAATAATTTGACGATCAATACAGGCGATATTGTATTAAAATACGGAGCCAAGATACCAGGCACATGGTATATGCTAGGTATTGTAGACGCGAAACCAGATACTCAATATGACGATGATGACAACTTTATTGATAATGCCATTCATCACAATGACCTGAAAAGTGGGTTTGTTGAGATGTTTGACTTAATAAAATCTATGGCAGGAAGACCTAGTGAAGCTTATGGCATCACTCCTATAATAATTTTCAGGTCAATATCCTAAGTCCTACACAGCCCTCCCCGCGAGGGCTTTTTTGTGCCCGCAATTCCCCGTAAGTGTGATTTTCATCGCAAGATAAATAATTTTTGAAAATAAATTCTGTTTAAATTCAATCAAGTAATACTTTTGGTATTTATTTTAATATCATTAGTATTGACTGTGATTAATACCTTTAGTATTATTAATTTCATCAAAGGCAAGCAGCATGAAATATACGCCGAGTTCTTTAACAATTTGGATATCACACCTGATGCTGAGCGGAGAGATCTGCGTAACTCAGTTCCCTGACAATCCCCAGCCTTCAAGGGGGCATGGCATTCTCGGGCAAGCGGCGGACAGTGTCGGGTGTGAGCTAACTTTGGGATTGGTGAATGCTAAGGCTGATTAGCAAGATTTTGCGGTTACTCGATGTGCAGCGATTACGATAAAAATGCAAACCGTAACGTAGGAGTTCAGTGCCTACCACCAATCACCAAAGTTAACTAGGAGGAAATATGAACTCTAAGAAACGACAGGAAAGACGACGCAAGGCATGGATTGCTGAGCGTACAAATAAGCCTCATACGGCATATAACGGCACGGACTGCCCGATAGCAAACTTGGTACTTGAACTAAAATCAGCACCAGACACACGCAAGCAACCACGGCTACGCAAGCCGATTATGAGTGATGGAAGCATCACAGCAAGGGGATGAGCATGAAAATTACAGTAAAAGTAACAGATGGCGAACTCATGGAGATGGAGCTAACAGTTGAGCAACTGGAACATTCGATAGTTGTTGCCCTTGATGCTCATCGTGATTATGCAGGATTCACCGTGGAGGCAAATATTGTCGATTGGGATGATGAGGAAGTGTTCGCTAGTTAACTAATTACAGTCCATCAAGGTGGGCTGTGGTGAGATAGCTTTTTTGACAGCACGACAATAAACCAAAGGCGATAAATCGGTCTCGCCATAGATGTAAGTACCGTTTGAATCGGAGGATTTATGTAGTGATTAAACTTAACGTATCTAAATAAATTAAATATGCAGGTGCCATGGTCTGTGAGACCCGCAGCCTAGAGCGATATCTAGGCAACTAACCAGAGTTTATTACTTAGTGGGCTGTGGTGAGTTGATTAATAGATAGTAGAGGGCTACTTAGATTTAAGCGAATCAACGCAACTTATTAGCGCGTTAGCTGCATCAATTTGCTCATCGTTTATTGATAGATATATTTTATCTTTAACCATGTCATCTACACTAACATGACCATATTCATAACTTAGTATGCGAATAACACCGTAACTATAACCAGTCAAAGATGCTTCATTTTTCACATCTATTGACCTTGTCATTTTTACACTCAATTTCTTTGTGTCATATATGTCATTTTTTAGCTCAGTAAAGTAAATATCCTTACATTCAACAGAGAATCCTTTCTCACCACTAGAGTCTGGCGTAAATGACATACAAACATCATCAGGCTTGCACTGATTAGCAGCCATTACAGATGTAGAGAATAAGAGCGCAGCAACAGTAATTAGTTTCATAATCATAAATCCATTTATTTAAGTTAAATGGAGTATACCAGCATTTTAGTTAATAACGGAGGGAGCATGACAATACATGAGTATCACAATGGAAATCTACCCATGCCGAAGTTATTTAGACCTATTCGAGTCGAGTTTGATTCGCTGACCGGCTATGGTGGATATGAACATTGGGTTACTACAATCAGGTATGTAAGACGAGTTAAACACGCTGATGGTTGGCGCTGGCAGTTGGTCAGGACTAATCATAAGGATCTAGATAGATGGGATTACTACCTAGATTCAGACAGGGAAGCCCTTAACGATATCAATTATGAATACGGACTGATGAAATAGTTTAGGAGGGAGTATGACAGAACAATACGAATATGCATCGATTCGCGTAGAAATGGCTAGTGATGCGACTATCAGGGATTATTTCGCCAACGCGGCTATGCAAGGCGATTTAGCTTCACAAAGCGCAGAACTCGGTCATTTCCCAAATGATATTTCAGATGAGCACTTAGTTAACAGGGCTAATTTCTACTACCGCATGGCAGATGCAATGTTAAAGGCTAGGGGGTGATATGCAGAATAAATTTGTACATTTATTTGAAAGTGGAAATTACCAGTTACTTGTAAAAAAGACCGAAAGTGGCGATGGTAAGCCAAAATTATCACTAATCACCCAATATGATGGTGCAGAAGTAGATTTCGGTATTGTAATGAACAATGAGGATGACCTTGATAATGCATTTAATAACTATGAGCAAATCAAGGCTGGAGCTGAAAAGTACTTAAATGAATTAAACCAGTCAACATCTCTGCAAGACTTCATTAAGCGTATTTATTAGCAATCGCAAAATCCATCGGTCAGCAGTAACCCACCACTTAATCATTCATATCGCTATTAATAGTGAGGAATACGCACATAAGGAATTAATTATGAGTAACTTCGGATATTGCGAAGGAGACACCTGTTTGCGTAATGGGTGCCAAGGAACCATAGAACGGCATCCAGTGAATAATTGCTCTTGTCATTTAAGCGCTCCTTGCAGTGCCTGTACAGAGCCTAGCGGATACTGCGATGAGTGCGGATGGGAAGAATCAGAAGATGAAATCATTAATGACTATGTTGTCAGTACAGACAAAGCTACTGGAGCTTATCGCTCATGGGAGCCTAGAAAATTAGACCCGACAAAACTGGATTACCACAGCAAGCCACATTCAAGCTGCTCAATGATTAAAGAAGGCGTTTATCCAGACGGAATGGATAAAGAAGAAGTTAGGAAAGAAGTTATTGGCACGTTTGGCGGTAGGTTTGAGCACTTTGGCAATGGAAAATTTAAATATATAGCCTACACGGATTAAGTAACCCACCGCACCAACACCAGAACCTAAATAACAATCGCTATCGCAAGATTAGCGCAGGTTTCGCACATCCAGAGGTAAGCATGAATATTGATAAATACAAACTTTGTTTAGCTCAATCACAAGCTGGAATTGCACGTTATCTCAAGGATGAGAGCGGATGGAGCGAAGCAAACGAAACATTAAAAACAGCATACGGAGTACAACATGAACGCAAAGCAGAAGCACGCAAAACAGCAGATATTCACCCTACTTCGCGAGTCTGAAATGACAAATGAGCAAATCGACGACTTAGTTTTCCAATGGAAAATGAAAGCATCGATGGAGCGCACAAATCTCATTCAGCATGAAATTAACACTCGTGGAGCAAAAGCATTCACGTAAGGAGATAGTCATGCGTCCTATTTTGGATATGTGTTGCGGTAGTCGCATGTTTTGGTTTGACAGGCAAGACAACAGAGCAATTTACAGCGATATAAGGGTAGAAAAACACATTCTATGTGATGGCAGGAAGCTAAATATAACACCAGATATTATCGCTGATTTTAAAAACCTCCCCTTCCCTGACAACTCATTCCATCAAGTTGTATTTGACCCACCTCACTTAATTCGCGCTGGCCACAATGGTTGGATGTTTAAAAAGTACGGTCGATTAAATAAAGAATCTTGGAAAGAGGATTTAGCGAAAGGATTTAGTGAAGCATTTCGAGTGCTGCGGACAAACGGAACATTGGCTTTCAAGTGGAACGAAACTCAAATCCCAACAAAGCAAGTATTAGCCCTTACTGACTATAAACCAACGATAGTTCAGCGCGTCGGCAAGAACGATAAGACTCACTGGATATTATTCATTAAGGACGCCGCATGAGAATTTCAGAGTATGAAAATTTCGTCACCATTCCAGACCGTGAGCACTTAGCAAATCAGGATGATGAGCTAACTAATGAAATGGCTCAGAGGTTTTATGATGCCCTTCCCTCATCGGTAATACAGAAAATGAGCACTCAAGAATCAGATGAAGCATGGAACGCTTTTTTTGAGGCTGCAAAAAGCGAAAGGAGGCTATTGTGAGTACAGCAGTTCAAAAGGTATATGAAATTATTAACCCGCTCAAAACGGAATTTGAGCAGGTATGCAGCGAACCCAGCATAGCATTTAAAAGGGAGTCTGAATTTGCTATGCAGATATTTGCTAATAATGATTTTCTGGCGAATGTCGCAGTGAATAACGTTGTTTCAGTTCGAAGTGCTGTAATGAACATTGCGGCGATTGGTATTAGCTTAAACCCAGCGCAAAAACTAGCTTACTTAGTACCTCGTGATAAGAAAGTATGCCTAGATATTAGCTACATGGGATTAATGCATATAGCCCAGCAGTCAGGTGCCATTAAGTGGTGCCAATCAAGCGTTGTACGCCAGAATGATAACTTTCAGCTCACATCAATAGATACCGCACCTCGCCACGAATACAACGCCTTTGCCACACAAGAGCAAAGAGGTGAAATAGTCGGAGCTTACACGGTAGTTAAAACAGAAGATGGCGACTACTTAACTCATACAATGGCTATTGCAGATATTTATGCAATTCGTGATAGGTCATCAGCTTGGAAAGCTTGGATATCCAAAAAGGCAAAATGCCCTTGGGTTACAGATGAAGAACAAATGATTCTGAAAACTGTTGTTAAACAAGCCGCTAAATACTGGCCTCGCAGAGAACGACTAGACCAAGCAATTGACTACGTTAACACCGAAGCTGGCGAAGGTATCGACTTTAAAAGCGAACAGTCACAGCCTCGTGATGTCACTCCCGCAAGCGAACAGCAAATGGAAGATATCACAGACCTAATGATTAAGGTTGATGGTGAATGGAGCGATACATTTATGGAATTCATCAGCAAGAAATTCAATCGCCCGATTACCCACCCTGAACAAATAACTGTGTTTGAAGCGAACGTAATCATCGACATGCTAAGGAAAAAGGCAGAAGGAAAATGATTAACAATGACATCATTCTAAGCAAAACAGGCATCGATTTAACCAAAGTAGAGCAAGGAAGCGAAGAGTGGTTGTCAATCAGACTCGGAGTTGTAACCGCCTCTGAGGCATGGAAAGTCATCTCTAAACCAAGGTCTGGCACTAAATGGTCAGACACAAAGAAAACATATTTAAACACCCTTATTGGTGAAGTTTGTACGGGAGTTTACAAGGAAGTATCAGCAAGGACGCTGGAATGGGGTAAAACCTACGAATTAGAAGCAAGGATGACATTCGAGTTTTACACCGGATTAACGGCAAAGGAAGTGCCAATAATATTCAAAGACGAGCAACTACGGATAGCTTGCTCACCCGACGGCATTTGCAGTGATGGCTCAGGATTAGAGCTTAAATGCCCGAATAACACGGACGTATTTATCGACTTAGCATTGAACGGAATCGATGCAATGAAAAAGGAATATGTGGCTCAAGTTCAATATTCCATGTGGGTTACAGGTAAGGATATCTGGCACTTTGCAAATTTTGACCCACGAATGCCAGCAGGAAAAGAAATCGCATATTTCCCTGTGGAGCGTGACGAAAAAATGATGAAAGAATTCGACGAATCAGTACCCGAATTCATTGAAGTAATGGATCAGGGTTTAAATAAATTAGGCATTCAATTTGGCAATCAGTGGGGTAAGCCATGTTAAACGAAGTAAATATTATTGGTCATCTTGGTAATGATCCTGAAATTCGATACCAACCTAGCGGCGATGCTATCGCAACTATGTCCATCGGATGCTCCGAGCGTTGGAAAGACAAAAAAACGGGTGAGCAAAAAGAAAAAACTGAATGGATACGTGTTGTTGTGTTCGGAAAACTAGCTGAAAACGTTGGTGAGTACCTTAAAAAAGGCTCGCTAGTTTTTGTGAAAGGGAAATTCAGAACTAGAAAATGGCAAGACCAGTCAGGACAAGATAGATATTCGACTGAGGTCACTGTGGGCATGGATGGCATCGTGAAGTTTCTAGACAAGAAACCACAATCACAATCCACGCAACAACAAGGTGGATGGGGGCAACCGCAACAGCCAAAACAACCACAGACACAACCTCCCGAACCACCATTAGATTTTGATGACGATATCCCATTCTAACCCTTCCCTATGTGATTTAACCAAAGGATATATTTGCAAGGATGCAAACAGGAGATAGATATGAACATTGAACAGTTACAAGAAGAAAACGCGAAGTTGAAACAAGCCATTACTGATATCTACCGCAACTGTGAAGAATGTGAATTTGACGGAAGCGGAACTTATTATGCAGTAGAACAAGACCACGTTAATGATGCGTATGAGTTAGTGGAGCCAACGGAATAATTTAACTCGCAGGGATGCAATGAAAGTGAAGACACATATGTATTGATTCAGTCTTTTCATAGTGGATTAGTCACATGGATGTGAGTATGATTCCAGCTTTAAGTAAGGAGTGGTTATGAATAGAAGTTGGTTGTTATACATAGCTTTGGGAGTCGCTATTTTTTTTGCTATAACTTACGCAATTTTCTTTTATTGGAATATTGATAACAATAATAAATGGAGTACATTTTTTAGCTTTACATCTACATTTGGTATAGTAGCTACCATTGTTGTTTATTGGCTAGGTAAAGCAGATTTAGACAAAAAAGAAAAACGCTCAAATGAAATAAACTTAAAATCGATTAGCACTAGATTAAATCATCAAATTAAAATAAACACACATATAACGGAGCAATTGAAATCTCTATGTGAAAACATTATCAATAACGGAGAATATTTAGATATTAAATTTCATATAACAAATAATTTTTTACTTGTCGCGACAAGAGACAAAAGGCTTAATCTTATATGGAAGAATCCTTATGAACCATTTTCCATAATTGAAATATCACCTAAAGAATTAGAAGTCATATATAAAGAGTTAACTATATTATCAAATAACCAACTCTTAATCGATTTGTTTAGTGAGTTTATAATTGACGCATATGACATACTATACGACTCAACACTTCTTATTAAAAAAATAACAAGTGAATATAAAGTAGATAGTTTGTATAGCACAGTAATTAATTTAAATAATGCTTGTGATTCATTTTTAGAAAGGCAAGAAGAAATAAAAGATAACTTATCAAAACTCACCCTGCACTAGCAGGGTTTTTTATACCTAAAATTCAGGAATAAGCATGGATAAATCAAGGCAGCAATTTGAAGAGTGGCGCAGTAAGAATAAATCATCAACGATAAATCTATTCGATGTATGGCAAGCATCACGCGAGAGTTTAATCGGCACTGAGGTTTCTATTGATTTAAATTTACCAACCGACCCACACCATAGAATATTCGGCAATATAAATGGTTTTAATCAAAGTAATCATGAACTAGTTATATTAATTGAAGCCAATGAAGACGGAGTGAAAATAAAAAATGGATAAAAACGAAATTAGAGTTTTGACTTCTTATGTTAAAGGTATGATTGCAGATAACAAGGAGCAAGAAAAGAATGTCATTATTGCTTTGTGTGATGAGCTAGAGCGAATAACTGATTTAGAGCCTGTTGCTTGGATGTACCCTGTATTTCATGATGATAAAATGCAATTCACCACTGATGCTGTTACATCTGAAAATATAGATATTCATTTTCAATCTCATGGTTCACCATTTAAAGTAACCCCACTCTACCGCCTGGATAAATAATCATGCAAATAATCGGATATGTATTACTCATGCTAATACAGGGTTCTGCTGTGCCTGTTACAGAGAGAATATACACACAGCAAGAATGCTAGAGCCGTGCTATGCAGATAATGCAGGTGCGGGATGTTGAGATAGTTTGTAGCGAGGTGATTAGATAATGTATGAAGAGCAAATTATAAAATTATTGTCAGAAGAACGCTGGTTATGCTCTTGGCTTTTAAGGCATCGATTGGAAAAGCGTTACGACATTAAAATTACTAATAAAGTTCTGAGGAGGCATTTAAGCACTTTAGAAAATAAAGGCATTGTTAAACGTGACCCACTTTATTCACGAAGTAATTCTATATTTTGGGAGTTGGTTAAATGAAATTTAAAGTCGGCGATAGGGTATCTCATGTATATTTTGGCAGTGGTCGCGTTTCAGACTCTAACCATGAACATAAAAGGCTTTGCATAATATTTGATGATGGATTAGTGATTGTATGTAGTGTTTATAATTTGGAGCTAATCAATGAATAAATTAATAATTACTGCTGTTGCAATATTATTCTTATCTGGTTGTACTGAGCTAAAAGAAGGCTCTGCTATCGACATGTATCATGATGACCAAAGACATGTTACATGCTATGTGTATAAGTCAGGATATGCAGGAGGTATTTCTTGCATCCCTGATGATCAGTTGCCTAATTATAGTAAGTAACTTATCAAGTAAAATATCGGAATTAATTAAATAGCATATTAAACGGAGCGGATAATGAAACTCATCATTCGCGGCGAAGTCACGCCCACTGAAAGGATTGCTATTAATGCGGCACTGGAAGCCCACAAAAAGAATCATAGTCGAACCGGAATAATCGTTAATCACAAAATAAAGATAGGAAAGAATATCTACCCTGTCGAAATTCAAAACTGTCAAAAGTCTTATATGGTAACAATGAGAAATAAAAGGCAGAGGATATGACACCATAGGAACATGAAAACGGATTGCGAGCAGTGGCAAGGAAATGCCACACGGAACTAAAAAATTACGACAAAGTAACCAACGAAATATCAACCAAAACTCTACTCAAGCACCTACCCGAATTCACTAAATATTTACCACCCGATAAGAAACTAAAGTACACGCCTAATATGTGGCTCAATCACTACGTCATGACGATAGATAGGGAGATTAATAATGGATAATGTTGTTCTTCTAACCCCAAGCAAGTGGGTTACTGAAGATGTGCTTATGATGATTACTGGCATGCGCTCAGGAACAATCAAATCAGCGCGGAAAAAGTCCTGGGCTGCTGGCAGGGAATATCTTCACATTTCACCGGACGGAAGCCCTAAAGAAAATTCAGAATGCATGTACAATCATGAGGCGATCATAAACTGGATCGAGAAGCAAAGAAATTCACAACCTCAATAGGTGCATTATGAAAATAAAATACCCAACAGGTGTTGAAGTACATGGTAAAAGCCTTCGTATATCATTTACATACAAAGGAAAGAGAGTAAGGGAAACTCTTGGCATACCTGACACCACAAAAAACAGAAAGTTAGCAGGTGAGCTAAGGACAGCCATCTGCTACAAAATAAAAACTGGCGCTTTTGATTACTCGGTTGAATTCCCTGAGTCAAAAAATATCAGCACATATAGCTCTGGCGATAGAGTGATAACCTATGGTGAATTAGCTAACAAGTGGATAGAAATTAAAAGCGTTGAAATATCGTCAAGCACATTAAAAAAGTACATCACTATTTTAAATGCAGTATCTAATTTTATTAATACAAAAAGAAACGTATCAACATTTAAAACTGAGGATATTTTATTAATACGAAATAACTTATTAACATCGCCAACTTTGGATAGAGGGCATAAAACAAACAAAATAGGTAGAACAGTTCCAACAGTAAATAATTACATTGGATTGCTTAGGCATATTTTTAATTTTGCTTTTGATAATGGATATATAAACACAAATATATTCTCATCAATAAAGCCATTGAAAAAAGATAGACCAAAGCCAGACCCAATAACACAAAATGAGTTTCCTAGACTTCTGAGCGCCGCTAACAATGAGCAGTCTAGAAACATGTTAATTACATCTGTGTATACAGGGTTGAGACCGGGGGAACTTTGTTCGCTTGCTTGGGAAGATATAGATTTCACTGAGAAAACACTAACAGTAAGAAGAAATCTATCGATAGTGGGTGAATTTACATTTCCAAAAACTCAGGCAGGAACAGATAGGGTTATTTATATGCTTGACCCTGTTATTGAGTGCTTAAAATCTCAAATGGTCTTAACTAGAATGACTCAACCAGAGATTGTTAATGTATCAACAAGGGAATTCGGTAAATCAAGAGAGGATACATGCACTTTTATTTTTCAACCAAACATCGTTGCAGCGAATGGGTTGAAAACAAAATTCTACTCTCCGGGTGGGTTTGGTCAAATATGGAACTATCTGGTAAGAAAATCAGGAATTAGACACAGAAAAGCATATCAGACAAGGCACACATACGCATGCTGGATGCTATCGGCTGGAGCCAACCCTGCATTCATTGCAACGCAAATGGGACACGCATCATCAAAAATGGTTCATGATGTATATGGCGCATGGATGACAGAAAATGATGCTAGCCAAATTGATATTTTGAATAGAAATGCCCCATCACTGCCCCACAAAGGCAATGACAAGGCAGTTAATTCATAATATTCAAATAGATAAACCAATCACACTGGCATTGACATGATCTCTTGATACGCTGCTACCAGCTTATTACGCACCTGAATG